TGAATTTATTGTTGGAGTTGTAAGCGTTGGCGATGTTCCTAGAACAACTGAGCCAGAACCAGTTGATGTTGTTACACCTGTTCCACCATTTGCAACTGGCAAAGCAGTACCAGATAGACTAATTGCCAATGTTCCACTTGTAGTAATTGGTGAACCAGTTACCGACAAAAAGGCTGGAACTGTGGCGGCAACGCTTGTAACAGTACCAGTTGCAGTTGATGCTATTGAAATAGAACCATTACCATTTGTAATTGCTATTCCTGTACCAGCAGTTAATGTTGCTTTTGTGAGCGTATTACCAGTTGTATTACCAATGAGAAGTTGTCCATTGGTATAACTTGTTTGACCAGTTCCACCATTTGCAACAGCAACAGTACCTGTAACATTAGATGCAGTACCAGTAGTATTCTGATTCAGTGTAGGAATATCAGCGGCAACAATTGCTCTGAATGTTGGTGCGCCAGCAGAGCCATTAGGAGCGGCTAAAACATAGTTTGCAGTTTTAGACGCATAAGGGTTTTGAGTGTCACCATATCCACTAGCCAATGAAATAGCTGGAGTAGTACCACCACTAGACGCAACAGGTGAAGTACCAGTTACAGATGTAACAGTACCTGTGAAAGCATCATTAGAGGTAATCGTGAAGTTAGGATAAGTCCCACTAATTGAGGTAGTACCCGCACCAGTTAAAGCAACAGTTTGGTCAGGCGCAGAATTGGTGATAGTGATAGAGCCAGCGCCCTCTGTGATGCTGATGCCAGTGCCATCAGTCAGTGTGTTCTTTTCCCACAAAGATGTAGAAGCGTTATAGATCAACACTTGACCATTGCTAGGAGACTGAGCAGACACATTGTGTAACTCATCCATCTCATAGCCGTTTTGCACCTTAACAAGTAACTTACCTTGAGTTGGGTGAGCATGGGCAACAACAGCCACATAAACCAAATGGTTAGGCGCATAAGGCTTAGTAGCAGTCAAAGTTCCTGCTGTAGTTGGGCTTAGATAAAGTTGCGCTCCATCGGTGTATGCTGATGTATTGAGATTCTGAATCAAACCAATGATGGTTACATAACCATTTGAGTTATTAGATATATCAGCGGTAATCAAACCTAATGTTTGGGCTGAATTTGTGTCGTTGTTTGCTTGTGCTTTGGTTACAGTTGGAAGTTGTCCTGTAGCACCAGAGATATAGACCGCTGTACCTTTGGTAAGGGTTGCACCAGTAGAGTTTCTAACTTGCTCAACAAGAACTGAAGCAGGAGAAGTTTGCGATACTGCAAGATCAACAGTTGAACCTGTAGTTGTAACAACAATACTTCCATCAGCAGAAGTGATTGACTGCACTAAGTCAGATTGGTCAATCTTTTGCCAAACTGTGCCATTAAACAGCAACCAATCGCCAATCTGCCAATCTGTAATGCCGTTCAGGTTGGTTGAACCAGCAGTAGCAACAATGTAATAGTAGCCATTAACGCCAGTGCTACTCGCCAATGTTGGTGTATTTGTTGTTGCGTTCCAAGTACCTTGATAACTTAAACCACCACCAGCAATAGATGCCCACGAAAGAGCAGTTCCATTGGTAGTTAGATACTTACCTGAGTTTCCTGTCTGACTAGGAATCAGGTTAGTGATTTGGGTCTGTAAAGAAGCTAGAGTATCAAGTACAGACTGAGAAGTGCCGCCACCATTAGTAATGACTTTGATGCGTTCAGCAAGATCAGGAGCAACAACCTCCCCAACATTAAGTTCAATCCCACTAGACAGAGTAATGATAAGTGAACCATCAAAATCAATACGAGCATTGGAGACAGAAACACCATCAACACCATCAACTCCGTCACGCCCATCCTGACCACGTTCACCTTTATCGCCTCTTGCGCCATCTTTGCCGTTTCTTCCATCTTTTCCATCACGACCATCCTTCCCGTCAATACCATCACGACCATCTTGGATAGAAGCAACACGCTTTTCAATGGAGTTTCCTACATCATCAAAGCGGGAACGAATGTCGGACTCAATCTTCTTCAGTGCTTGAACAACAAGATCAACATTCTCACCAATCTTGCGTTTCTGCACTTCTTTGGCTTGAGCAACAGAAGAACGAACAGAATCCAAAACAGCCATCTGCTGTTCAGGAGTCATATTCTTGAGAATTAACTCTTTGGCTAGGTTTTCTACATCCATTATTCAGTACCAGTTTGAGCAGAACTTAATTGCTTGGTAAGTTGGTTCAAGAAGTCTTCTTCCATGCCTGAAATCTTGTTGTTTTTCTCAGCCATCTGCAATTCAACAATCTTAGACTTGTTTTTGATGTCAGCTTCCTTCAACATCAACTCAGCAATCTTAACTCGCTTGTCAAATTCCCTAGATGCTTGGTCATCTTCATTAGGAAGATTCTTAGTTATTGCCGCCATGTTCTTAGCTTGTACTTCTTGCGGCATTAACTGCGCTTCAACAGCCAGTTTAGTGGCTTCAGCACGATTTTGCTCTGCTTGCGTAGTATTAACAGCAATCTGAGCCTGTGCCGCTTGTACCGCCAACTGCTGTTGCATCTGCTCCATCTGCTGTGCTTCAGGATTTGGTTGCATCATCTCATCCAGCTTGGCAATCAACTCCATTCTGTTAGACAGACTGCTGTTTCCTACAATTCCTTTAAGCAAAATAGGCAAAACAGGGGTGTTTGCACCCAAAGTCTGCAACAAACCAATGAATTGCTGTTGTTCATACTCACGGGCAATGATTCCAAGGGTTGCAGTAGGTATGAAATTCATGTCCACAGAGGGATAACGCTCTGGGTCAAACTGCATATAGCGGAAAGCCGCTTTTTTGATGAATGGAACAAGGAAATCTTCTTGGAAATTCACCAAAGTGCGCTTGTATTTCTTGATGATGGAGGCAACAGCCATCGACATACCACCACCATCACGGCTAGATTGGGAAACCATGCCGTTCGAGTCCAAAGTACCAGTAGCCTGAAGCAACATACGCTCAAATTCTTTGGCAGTTGCTAGGTTATTGGGGTCATTTTGACCAAACTTGAATGGGTAAATGATCTCATTTGGGTTGCCATTGGTAAGAATAGCCTTACCAGCCTTGACTTCAAACTTCATACCACGGGGCAAGCGTGTGGCATCCATAGCAACCATAGGGGCAGTGGTCAAAGCGAGTGAATCCAAGTGAGCCCGAGTCTGAGCATCAATAGCTTTCTGCATATTGAAGGCTTTTTCCACTGTACCTCGCCCCAACAAGCGGTTCGGAACTGTATCGTCTTGGTAAGACATTACAGGTCTATCTTTCATCATGTAGGGGTTTTCTTCAGCCTTGAGCAACAGACCATCGTTGGCAATCACGACAATGGCTTCAACCATGTCTGTGTAGTCTTCAGCCGCTGAATTCTCAGGGAACAACTCAACAATGTCTTTGTTTTCTTCCATGTTGTTAAGGTATTCACGAGGAACTAACCCGTAGTACGTCAACAAAAGAACCTTTTCATCTTGGTACTGGCTAACCTCTTGGGTAGGCTCTAAGTCAGTATCTTCATAGGTGGGCGTGATGTCTACCTTGCGATAGATGCCTTTTTCAATACCAGCTACAACCTTGTGGATAGAGACGTATTTCTCAATAGCCACGCCCATGCAGTCATCAATAGATGTTCCATTAGGGTCAAACAAGAAGTTCTTCGGGTTGATAGGCATGATCTTCACGCCAATCCTGTCTCTCTCAATCACGCCAATAGCGGCTTGACCCTGTTGATTAGGGATGAGTTGAGTAGAGGGAATAAATTCTTTTTCAGTCTTGACAATGATCTCGCCAATGCCTGTTCCATAGATTTCAGCCATCAACTCGATCTGGTCGATAGATTTCCTGATCTTGTCTTTCTTGAAGTCTTCCATTAATTGAGCTTTAATCATCTCAACATCAATGGGATTTCCATTAACGTCTTGGATGTTGTCCTCAATGTCAAAGAAGTCACCCTGACCAAAGATAGCTTCCATGATCTCGGCATGGCGAGTCTCGACTGCTTGTTGGGTAGCAGGAGTTACGATTCGGCTACGCTCAGACTCACGGGTCTTGTCTTCAGAAGCCCATTGACCTCGGAAGATGCGTTCGTATTCCAGCCAATCAGGAAGAAAGTTGGTATCTCTGTAGTCACGCCACTTAGTACAGTGGTCAACAACAAATGCCGTAAGTTCTTCGTCAGCCTCGGTAGGCTGATAAAACTCGTTTTGCTCTAACTTGACTTGTTTGTCTGTTGCCATTTATATCCCCGAAATAATATCTAGAGGCTCCCACTCATCTTCTTGGTCATCAACAAAGTATGAGGTTACAGCCAGTTGGTCAATGTAGGAGAGAGCATCAGGCAAGTCATCGTGAACACCTTGTGAGGGAAACATCAAAAGTTGATCTTTGAATTCATCCCAATCTTCCTCGGAGTTCAGCACAATACGCCCATGCTCAAACCTTCCTTGGAGACTCCAGATAATTCTGTCAGTCTTTTTCCTGTTGCCATGCGTTAAGTCAACTATGTGGGAATATACATTATTTTTCCTCATTAGGTCACTCAAATAAGGCAAAACAGCGTTTTTTAACGCTCCCCTCTCAATTCCAACACTCAAAGGGCGGTATTCCCGCATCTTCAGCAGAATCGTGGCGGCAGTCTCCCGAATGTCCCAACGCCCATAAACAATCTCTTTGACAAACCACTTGCCATCCTCAGTCACCTTGACCACAGCTACGGCAGTCTGGTCTAGCCTTTTCTTAGAGTTAGCCGCTTGTCTAGCCACTTCCTCAAAGCCAGCCAAGTCAACAGCTATGAAGTAAGAACCATACTCAGGTTCTTCCCCGTACTTAATCCATTCTTCTTTAAAGACATCTGACCCTGCATTGTCGAAAGATGCCATATACTCTTGCTTGAAGGCGAACGAACTTAGGGTCTTCTTTGCACTCTCTATTTCACTAGGGTCGATCAAAGGGTTGTCTTTTGTGGTGAAATGCCAACTTTTCCAGTCTGTATCTTCTTCTGACATTCCAAGTTTAAAGATGTCATAGAAGAAATTGCGACCCTTGGGAGTGCCGATGAACATAGCCCTACCCTTTTTGTCTGACAGAGAAGCACGAATAACCTGTTCCCATGCTTC